GCTGGTTGCGTGTTTGGTTGGTGCTGGTTGCGTGTTTGGTTGGTGCTGGTTGCGTTCAGGTAAATTTTATCCGCGCCTCTAGACGCACCCAGCAATACGCAGTCTGCATTATCTAAAATGCACTGATAAGACCATGACAATATCACCCAAAAACCTTGATTCTTGTTTTACATAACGTACGTTATACGCAAACCCGCTAGATGCTGGGTGCTGTTTGCATTATGTTGCGCGGATTATCTCGATTATCTCAATTATTATATATAATGCTAAGTTGTTGATTTATATAGGGATTTTTTTGCCTATAAAAAAAGAAAAAGGGGGTCATTAATATTCCCCCACCACGCAACTCCGTTAGCAAAACTCAAAAAGCTACCCGCATACAGCAAAAAAGCTAAATATAAAACCCCAAAAAAATTTTTATAAATTTCATACTGCAACACATTCTTTTACACTAGGAAAATCTTGTTTGACATAATTTGTGCTTTTTATAAAAATGCACTAATATTCACCTTATTTACGAGGAAAAAGGAAAGAATATGAAGATATTTGGGCTACCAGCCAATTTTTTCTCTATTGAAGTAAAAGTAGATCGAATTGTTGCTACTGAGGAAGAACTCGGTAAAATTTTCGATGCCTCTTTTAAAGGCATTACAGGTGACTCTCTTGCACTCGCTTCAGGCTTCATGCCTAAAGCATTTGCCGTATTGCGCGAATCAGATGAAAACGTAGCGAACGCTATTTCAGTCGGTACTGCCATGAATGAGATGATGCTATCTACTGTAGCCAATGAAAAAGCAATAGATGAACGCGATTTAAAAGCGTTACAGTTTTTACTGACCCATAAACACAACTGGAAACCAGCTAGACCAGACAATGACGCAAACGGCGATGTAATTATCAACGTAAGAAATTGGCTACCTGACCCAGAAATTAATGACAACTGAAATTGGTTTTAATTTGCCCATATTGCATGAAGGGCAAGAAACACTATTCAAACAACAAAAACGTCTAAACGTAACAAGGTGCGGACGGCGTTGGGGTAAGACTCGATTTTTAGAATGGCTGGCGGCAAGAGCCGCCGCAAACGGCAAGTCTGTTGGAATCTTCGCGCCCGAGCACAAACAGTTAGCAGAGCCGTGGGATCACTTGCGCGATATGCTCGACCCCATCATCAAAACGGCAAACAAGAACGAAGCCACGATGAAGCTAGTCGGCAAAGGCAAGATCGACTTTTGGACGTTAAATGATAATGAATTAGCTGGGCGCGGACGCGAGTATGACTTAGTGCTGATTGATGAGGCTGGATTTACTAAGTCCCCGCAAATGAAAGATGATGTATGGTTCAAAGGAATCAAGCCGACCATGCTTACAACCCGCGGAATAGCGTGGGTGTTCAGTACGCCAAACGGCGTTGATCCAGACAACTTCTTCTATGCGGCGTGTAATGACGACAGCTTGGGATTTGCAACTTTCCATGCGCCAACCAGTACAAACCCTTACGTACCTTTAGATGAGCTAGAACGTGAGCGAGTCCGCAACCACCCGATGGTGTTTCGTCAAGAGTATTTGGCTGAGTTCATTGATTGGTCAGGAATTGCGTTCTTCTCCGTAGACAAACTGCTGGTCAACCATGAGCCAATTCAGTACCCCGAAAAGTGCGATTCTGTGTTTGCCGTAATGGATTGCGCGGTAAAAGGTGGCAAAGAGCATGATTCAACTGCGGTAATCTACTTTGCATACAACGAGCATTTAGGTATACCTTTAACAATTTTAGATTGGGATGCGGTCAATATTGACGGCGCTTTGCTAGAAAACTGGATTCCTAGCGTGTTTAGCCGATTGGAAGAATTGGCAAGACAATGCAAGTCGCGCAACGGCGTGACAGGAACATTTATTGAAGATACTGCCGCTGGGTCGATTTTGCTCCAACAAGGCAGAAACAGAGGCTGGAACGTCCATGAGATTGATAGCAAGTTAACTCAGTCTGGCAAAGACGAACGTGCAATCAACGTGTCTGGCTATTACCATCAAGAAAAAATGAAAATTAGCGAATATGCGTTTAACAAAACCATGACGCTTAAAGGAACAGCCCGAAACCACTTATTAACCCAACTGGCAAACTTTCGGATTGGCGACAAAGAAGCTTTTAAACGTGCCGATGATCTACTTGATTGCGCCGTCTACGGATTAGCTATTGCGCTAGGGGATAAGTATGGGTTCTAATGCTATTATGGGCAAAATATATTTCTAGGGAATAATCTATGTCTGAAATAACCATATCCAATACAGGCTTACCTTCCCCGCTGATGGAGTTTCTTCAGGCGGAAGCAATAGAGCCGGGCAGTCCTGTAGGCTATCAGACTTGTAAAGCGATCTTTGAGTTTCACCCTTTAGCCGCTAAGATTATTGAAAAACCGATTGTATTAGCGCTATCCAAGCCGCGCATTTTGGCGATGGATATGCACCCAAAAGATATGCTGATTAAAGCGTTCCAAGATGAATGGGATAATTTAGAAGCAACCAATATAATCCGTGACGTTACATTTTTAAAGCGCGTGTATGGTGTAGCCGCCGTAATCTATGGCGCTGAAGGCGTCCCTACCGATCAGCCAATTGATCCTTGGATGTTGCCTGACTTAGATATTTACTTTAATAAGCTCGATCCATTAAACCTTGCTGGCTCAACAGTCACCAATCAGAACCCTAACGCGCCCGACTTTCAAAAGCCTAAGACGTTCATTACTGCGGCAGGTCAGCCTTATCACCCATCAAGAAGCTGTATTGTGTTTAATAACACGCCAATTTATTTAGCTTATCAATCTTCTGGCTTTGGCTTTACAGGTCGTTCTGTGTTTCAACGCGCCCTATACCCCCTAAAATCCTTTGTTCAGTCTATGGTGACGGACGATTTGGTGACGTTTAAGGCTGGATTACTGGTTATTAAACAAAAGCAATCTGGCTCAATCGTAAACCGCTTAATGCAAGTGGGCGCGGGAATTAAACGTAGTTACTTACAACAGGGCGTTACAGGTAACGTGCTGTCTATTGATGTGGATGAGGATATTGAGTCTATTGACTTGAATAATACCGATACCGCTATGACTACGGCTAGGGACAATATCGTAGCCAATATCGCGGCGGCGACAGAAACCCCAGCCATTTTGCTTAAAGATGAGGCATTTACCAATGCGTTTGCTGAAGGTACTGAGGACTCTAAAGCAATTGCCCAGTACGTTACAGGTCTGCGTAATGATATGCGTTCCTTGTTTACGTTCTTTGACAAAATTGTTATGCATCGCGCATGGAACAAACAGTTTTATGAGGCAGTTCAAGCTAAATACCCTGAAATGTACGCAGGAAAGACTTACGAAGAAGCTTTTTACGAATGGAAAGACGCTTTCCGTCCACTTTGGGAAAATCTGATTGAAGAAACCCCAAGCGAAAAAGTAAAAACGGAAGAAGTCAAACTCAAAGGTATTACTGAGATATTAAGAACCATTTTGCCTGTTATTAACCCTGAAAATAGAGCAATTGCCATTCAATGGGCGCAGGACAACCTATCTGAAATGCCTGATATGTTCAAAAGCACAATGCAACTAGATATTGATGCCATTGCAGACTATGAACCTCCAACTCCCCTAACTGCACCGACTGAGCCACCATCTAAGGATTGATTGTGACATTCTATGAGTGCCTCACAGCCGCCATTAATGAATTTATTATTTATGGCTTCGATAGCCAAGATAGACTCGATTATTGGGTAAAAGAGCTTAGAAAAACGGCTGTAAAATCATTAATTACACCGCAAAAGCTCCAAAACGAGCTTGAACGTGCTTTAAAGGGCGCTTTTGATCGTTTAGTAACTAAGGGCGGATTAGTCAATAAAGATGTAACAAGATTTACTGTAGACAGATTAAAGCCAAAAATGCGCGCTGAATTGGATTGCCGCATCCTAGCTTCGGTCAATCTTATCAAGTTTAACCGCGAAGAATCTATCAGTAATATGTTGCGCCGCTTCTCTGGATGGGCAACTTCAATCCCTATCGGCGGAAGCAAAGTAGTCGATAAAAAAGAAGAAAAAAAGCAAATTAAAAAAGAATTAGGGATGCTTCCGTTTAAAGAACGGCGCGTGATTATTGACCAAACCCACAAATTAATTGCTAATATTAACGAAATCGTAGCGTTAGATAATGGCGCAATTGCCGCAAAATGGCACAGTAATTGGAAACAGTCGGGATATAACTATCGTGAAGATCATAAAGAATTAGATGAGAATATTTATTTAATTCAAAATAATTGGGCGCAAAAAGATGGTTATGTAAAGCCAAAAGATGGATATACTAGCAATGTAGTCGCGCCCGGCGAAGAGGTATATTGTCGGTGTCGTTATAAGTACCTTTATCGAGTTAGTCAATTGCCCGATGAAATGGTTACCCAAAAGGGTAAAGAAGCGTTACAATCCAAGAAAATTTACTAGGGTTTTAGCCTATGCCATTCAAGTCGGAACAGCAACGAAAAGCCATGTATGCGGCGGCATCAGGTCATTCCAATATTGGTATTCCGAAATCAGTAGGCGAAAAGTTTGTCAAACATAAAGACGATAATGATCTTGAATGGCTTGACGAACTGTTATTAAAAGAAATGGAAGTTAATCTGTTAAAAGGCGATGAAGCCCCACAGCTATTAACTCCTGAAGCTCATATTGATTTAAGCCATGAGCTACAAAAACTTCAAGTTAAAGATATTGGAGATAAACTTCGCCAAATTGCCCAGCACATTTCTGGCATGAAAAAAGACGAAGCGATTGTAAAGTTAAGCGGTGATGATTGTAAAGTTCCTGAAAATGATTGTAAAGAAGATTCCGTAGAAACTATACCTGAAGAACCTTCTATCGTTGAGCCTGTAGCCAATGATGCTGGAGCGCGCGGGCGTTGCGCGGGTATTATGTTTGTCACTAAAGATGAAGAAATATTGCTAATTCGCCGTGGTAATGGCGGGGACTATCCACAAACATGGGCAGTACCCGGCGGACACCAAGACGAAAAAGATGCAGACCTTGAAAGCGCCGCTAGGCGCGAGTGCAAGGAAGAAACAGGTTTAGAGTATGAAGGCAAATTAGAAGTTTTATTTGATGATGGGCAGTTTTGTACTTATATCGCGCGTGACGTAGATAAAGGCAATGTGACTTTGAACTATGAGTCTACAGGCTATGATTGGTGCAATATTAATACACCACCAACACCATTACACCCCGGTATGGAAATAGCGTTTAAAGTAGCAAAAGCCAAAACTGAAACCGATGTGGCTAAGTTAATGAGCCAAGGCATTTTGGCTAGTCCGCAGATGTACGCCAACATTGGCTTGTTTGCCATTCGTATTACTGGTACTGGTTTAGCGTATAGATCAAGTATTCAAGAAAATGTATGGCGTGATCCATCACTTTATCTAAATGAACAATTTTTAGAGCGTTGTAATGGTTTAGCAGTAATCATGGATCATCCTGAAACTCAAGTCCTTACAACCGAAGAATTTAAAAATCGTGCAGTTGGTTCAATCATGCTTCCTTATATCCAAGGCGATGAAGTGTGGGGTATTGCAAAGATTTACGACCAAGATGCAATAACTGAGATTTGCGAAGGCGAGATTTCGACTTCCCCAGCAGTCGTGTTTGACAATACTGCTGGAAACATTACACTTACTACTGAGAATGGCGAGCCACTCTTGATAGAGGGTGTGCCATTTCTGCTGGATCACATAGCAATCGTAACGAAAGCTAGGGGTTCAAAAGGAGTCTGGGACAAAGGTGGCGATGCTACTGGAGTTTTATTAACTAACAATGAGGTGTCTGAAAATGACTGAAAATATTATTGAGCCAAAGGCAGATGCCCAAGGCGATAAATTAGATGCCATTATGTCTTTATTGGGAAAAACAATCTCCCGTTTAGATGAAATGGAAACTAAAAGCAATTTACCTGCTCCACCCCTAGTTACTGCGGCTGATAAAAAAGCCAAAGCTGATGGTGCTGATGATGTGCCAATGAAGGCAAAAGATGACGAAGCTGAGAAATCTGCTCCAGTTGAAAAATCTGATTCCGAAGGCAAGGTAGAAATGCCAGCCGGAGAAATGAAATTTGACGAAGAAGAAGAAGAAGCTAAGTCCAAAATGGATGAAGAAGAAGAAGCCGCTAAGAATGACGAAGATGAAGCTGTAATGGCTGATTGTCAAGCTAAAGCTGATTCTGTTTACTCTGCTTTTGGTAAATCTGCTTCACGTCCATTGTCTGGTGAGAGCTTAACTGCTTATCGCAAACGTATGGTTCGCGGTTTGCAAGCCCATAGTGACGAAATGAAGAACGTAAACATCAACGCAATCAAAGACGAAGCTATGCTTGCAGTCGTTGAAAAGCGTGTTTATGCTGACGCTATCGCCGCTTCCCGTGGCACAGGAGCAATTGCAAAAGGTCAATTGATCGAATTGCACAAAAAAGACCGCGCTGGTCGTACCATCACAGAATTCCGTGGCGATATGGAAGCATGGTTAGGTGACTTCAAACTCCCAGCATATCGGGTTATGAAGTTTAATACTGAAAACTTTAAGCGCTAAGGATAAGCCATGACCGCACAAATTTCTCTCCAACCTATGGTGACAACCAATGCCGCTGGTTTATTTAATGTAAACAGCGCAGGTTTTACTCAAGGCGATGCACAAGACGACCCAGCAGTTAAGTTTGCTCTTGCTGGCGGTGTTCTCTCAACAGCGGCTACTATCCCTTTATGGGGCGGTGTTCCAATTTCAGAGATCATTCCTGTTGCTCAACAAGGCGTTTACTCTGGTGACTATCAGCCCGGTACTGATACATTAGGCGGAACAATCATCCAATCAGATGAAGCTACTGCTCCTACAGGTATCGCTGTATTCAACCAAGCTTTCCAAGGTATTACAACCCCACAAAGTACTGCTCCTTTGTATTCACCCGGTATGTCCGTAAACTTCTATCGTTTTGGTAGCGGCGCGCGTATTCCATTGCCATGTGATGCAACTGTAGTAGCTTTGGCAGGTAGTTCAATCGTGGAAACTGTTTATTGGGATACAGTAAATTTCCGTTTAACAACAACCTCTACCGATAATTTTGCTGTTCCTTGCAAAATCTTGCGTATCAGTACTACTGGTAACAAGATCGTAAGCTATAGTTCTGTTACTGGTAACGCTAACTGGTCTAATACCATTGTTGGTGGTTCTACTTCTGCTCCTGTAGCAGTAGTTCAAATCTAAGAAAGGAACTAGATCATGTCAGGTTTTGCACCTTCGTATGTAACAGTAAATCCGCATCACATGATGCCTGAGCTAATTATGCAATATAGCTTGGCTTCTGGTGCGTTTACAACTCTGGCAACAGAGAATCCTATGCCTCGTCTCGGTGAAGCTGACCTTTATGTTTATGCTAAAAAAGTTCAGTTGACAACCCAAGTATCAGCTAATCAATCAACGGCTAACCAGTTGCCTAGCGCATCTGTTATCCCTTCTATGATTAGTACTGCTACTTATCGTCTACAAACCCGCGCGCAATATGACAACTTCGATGAAGCGGCTACTGGTGCTTGGGGTTATGCCCTACCAGAAGCTCTCCGTTTAGCGGCTCGTCAAGGTATCGCTCAACAGTTGCGTAATGCACTTCTCTATGGCTATAACCCAGCCAATGGCGAAGGCTTGCTCAATACTGCTGGCGCTACACGCGTGAACTTAGGCGCAGATAGCAATGGTAATGTTGGCTATAGCACATGGGATTCAGGTCAATTAGCTCAGTTTATGCTGAACATGATTGGTAACTTAAAAACTACCACTCTGCAAATTGGTCAACCATTGCGTTTAGTTTTCCTAGCTCCACAACGCTTCATTCAACAAATCTCTTACG